GTAGAGGGAATACTCGAAGTCGATCCGGTCGCCGTCGGCGGCGAGGCGGCCAGCGGGCACCATGTTCAAGATCAGGTCGTCCTCAGTGCCATCGGTCGAAGTGGTCGACACCGTGGACCGGTCTGTGAACAAAGGAGCCGGCGAATCAGGGTTCGGGGCGTCCGGGCGCGCCACGTAGTCGTAGTAGGTGGGCATCACGACCCGGCGACGACAGTAGGGACCGTCACGGCGACGGCGATGACCAGGCAGTTCTCGAAGGCCACGAGGGCAGGCTGCGCGAAGATTGTGGCGTAGGAGTTGCGGCTCATGTCGAACCGGGCGGACTCGGTGCCGAGTTGGCGTCGCTCGCCGAGCCAGTACCGGGGCACGCCGAGGATGCCGTACACCCACGACTCCTCGGGGTCGGACTCGTCGGCCGGGCCCACTCCGTCGAAGCCGGAGTCGCCGACGAGGAAGTGGCCGGTCGGGGTCTGGTAGACGCCGTTCTCCTCGGTCACGTCGTAGGCGTTGACGAGCAGGCCGAAGGTGGCGGGGGTCGCCATGATCGTGCCCTGGGCGTTGTCCACCGCGGAGAACAGGTCGTCGAACGCGTACAGGGCGTCCTCGACGTCGACCGGGCCGGTCACGATGCCGGTGGCCTCGGACTGCAAGGACGGGTTCGCGGTCTCTGCCCCGGTGGCGAGCTCGCGGGCGACCTGTGCGCTGATCTGGGTGTCGAACCGCTGGATGATCCGGCCGGTGGCGAGATCCTTCTCGAACCGCTCGGGGGCGTCCTCGCGCCCGACCACGGTGAACGAGTGGAACGTCTCCGCCTCAGGCGTGGTGGGGCCGGCCGAGGGGATCTGCACCTCGTCGCAGAACAGGTCCTCGTGGGCGGTGAGGTTGGCGCAGCCCTGCGGGCAGAACGTCACCCCGCCGGCGAACCGGTCCATCTCGCCTTCGGTGATCGGCTCCGCCACATCGAGCAGCAGGCCGCGGGGCCGCTTGCGGAGCCGGGGTGCTGCGATGATGACGGGGGGCATGGGATTGTCGGAACTCACGACAGCACCCTAACTCCTTCTCCCCCGGTGATCGGCCGACCCTGACCCGAGGGGGGTTCGGGTCAGGGTCGGATCAGATCAGGAGCCGCAGACGGGCGCTTCGGCCGGCGCGTAGTTCACGAGGCCGTTGGCGCAGATGCCGTCGATCTTGAGCGAGTACGACGGGCAGCCGTAGTCGATCAGGCCCTCGTAGGACTCCCAGAACATCGTGAACTGGTTGCGGGCCATGTCGTCCTTGTCCCACGGCGTGCGGTTGGTCACGCCGATGGTCATGGAGCCCTCGTCGAGCCGGGCGGTGTTGCCCTCACGCATGATGAGCATGTCGGCCCGGACCGGCAGTCCCTCGAGGTCGCCGGCGGTCTGGGTGCCGATCTCGGCCCAGCCCTCGGGGCTGTCGATGACCCAGTGGACGTTGAACCCGGCACGGGAGAACGCCGCCTCCACCTCGCCGCGGGCAGCGACCAGATCGGCCATGGTGGGGTTGTACTTGGGGGTGCGCATCCAGTCACGGATGAGCAGGGTGAGCACCCAGCGGTGGAGCCACACGCCGAAGCGGATGCCGTCGTCGTAGCGCTCCTGCTCGGTGTAGACCATGGCGGTCTGCACGAGGTTGTCGAGGATGTTGACCGTCGCGCCGAGGTCGTCCTGCACGATGCCGTCGACCGGCACCAGGCTGGGCGAGTTCAGCGCGGCGTTCATGAGGGTGGTCTCGGCCAGGCGGGACCAGAGGGCGCCCAGCTTGTTGATGAAGGCGGCCACCAGCTCGGGGTGGGTCATCTGGTGCAGGTTGCGCACGGTGAGGCAGCGGTACACGCCCCAGATGTCGTAGTCGTCGGGGGTGCCGCACGGGATCACCGCACAGGCCGACTTGACCGACCCGGAGTCCACGGCGTCGTCGGACCGATCCCACGCGCCGGTGCCGTCACCCGAGGAGCCGTCGGTCACGTCCGACAGCTTGGGCGAGGGGTAGACGCTGTAGCCGCCGCGGGGGGCACGGCGGTTGGGGAGCGAGTTGGCGAACGGGCGGGCCTGCGAGGAGTCGCAGCCGACGTCGTAGATCGGCTCGCGGGGCACGCAGTCCAGGCCGGCGGTGATGGCGTCGGTGGGGTCGCCGTAGCCGATCAGGCCCGGCTCGAGGTCGGTGCCCTCGGCGAAGCGGCCCTTGATCTGTGCGACGCCGATGCGCTCGGTGCCGCCACCCTGGATGTCCTTGAAGCGCTCCACCAGCGCCGCCGACACGTCGTGCATCGACTCGAACTGGTCACCGGCCGAGAAGCCGCTCACGCCGGCGAGGGCGGTGAACTTCTGTGCGAGGGCGTCGGGGGCGGTCGGGGCCTTGGTGATGCCACCAGCCTTGGCCGAGGTGCGGGCGGGGTCGGCCTTGGCGCGGGGCCGGGCAGAGGCGGTCACGGCCTCGTCGCTCTCGTCCTCGGTGTCGTCACCGGACTCGTCACCGAGGTCGTCGCCGTCCTCGTCCTCGTCGCCATCGTCGGTCGCCTCGTCGGCGTCCTCGTCGGCCTCGGGCTCGTCCTCCAACGAGGACTCGAGGTCGGCCAGTTCGGCGGCGGCCTCGGCGCGCTGCGAGGACAGGGCGTCGATCTGGTCGATCGTGGCCTTGGCGAGCCGGGCGTTGCCCATGTCGTCGTCGCTGAGGTTCTCGCTCTTGGCGCGAGTCACGACGTCGAGCGCGAAGGTCCGCAGTGCGGCGCGCAGGGTGGCGAGGGCCTCGTCGCTCAGTTCGCTGAGGTTCTCGGGGATGGCCGGGAAGTACATTGCGTGCTCCTGTGGGTGAGCAGGGGCGGAGGCCCCTCGTGGCGCAGAGTGTCACGGCACCATCGAACCCATGTCCAGCCGAACGGCGCGATTCGATAGATGTGAGACGCCGACTCCGCGACGTCGCGGACCCACAGACGCGACGCATCCCCCGGCACTGCCACCGGGGGATGCGAGAAGTGCCTAGGAAGCGAGGAGAAGTCTAGCGCCCTCTCGGCTTCCGCTTCGGCTTCGCCGACTTGTTCTTCGAGCAGCCGCAGCCCATCAGAGCGCCGCCTCGATGTCGGCGAGTTCCGCGGCCTGGTCGGCGAGGAGTTCCTCGCGCAGTTCCTTGGCCTCGGCGCGCTTGGCGAAGTTGGCGACCATGTTGAGCGCCACCCGCGACTCGGGGTCGAGCGGGACGTAGCCGTCGCGGAGCAGGCCGGCGTCGGCATCGAGCGGCGCGATGGCACCGGCGCCCACGAGGCAGGTCTGGCGACCGGACTCGGTGAAGGCCGACGGGCGGGCGAGCGGGAAGCCGCGGGCGTTGACGGACAGGGCGGCGACCATCTCGAGGTTGCCGCCGATGCGTCGCCA